CGCCGAAGACCCGGAGTACTACACGAAGCTGAAGCTCGTGATGAAGGCGCAGTCCTTCAAGCCTCCGCAGTCGGTGCGCAACAACGCCAAGCGCGGTCTGGAGTTGCGCCGCAAGCACGGACGCGGTGGCCTCGACACTGCGCAGGCAGGTAAGCAGGGCATAGGCTCAGGCGTGCAGCGCGCGAGCGACCTGGCGAGCGGCGACTCGTTGAGTCTGGCGACCGTGCGGAAGATGCACGGATTCTTCTCGCGACACGAGAAGAACAAGGACAGTCGAGAAGAAGATGGTTCTCCGGGCGCTGGCATGATTGCGTGGTTGCTATGGGGCGGCGACTCCGGTCGGCGCTGGGCAGCGAGTATCATGAAGCGCGAGATGGAGAAGGCGGAGCAGGACGCCAAGCACAGTAAGCCACCTCTAGTCGCGCTGGCGCTTGGGCGCAAACTGCAGACGGGCGGACGGGCGCCTCCGGTCGGCGCGACTACGACCTCACGCCGGCAGGTGCCTGCCGGGACAATCCATGTCCACTTCTCGTCAGAGCATCACGGCTACGTGCGTGCAATGAAGCGCGCCGACGGTACGTGGAAGGTGCTCGGTAAGGTAGGGGAGCACGGGCACGACCACGAGAAGCACCGCACAGAAAAGCCGAAGGACGGCCATCGAATGACGGTGCATCATGATGAGCGCCGCGCGGGGAACGCAGAGCACCACTCTGGTGAGCACGTCGTCTCGAAGGCGGAGACCGCGCCTAAGGAGCATCGGGAGACAGGCGCGACGGAGCGATCTGACTACGCAGACCCTGAAGGGTTCAAGTACCCAATCCACCGTGAGTCCAACGTGCGCGCTGCTATCTCTTACTTCCACCGCTTCGGCGGCGCGTATCCTGTAGCTAAGCGCACAGAAGTTTGGGCGCGGATCAAGTCCGCCGCCGAGAAGTTCAAGATCGACGTCGGTGAAGAACCGGAGCATATAAAGAAGGCCAGCGCTGCGCAGGCTGAAGGAGCAAAAATGAACGACGTAATGAAGGCCATCATGAACCGCGATGTCGGTGCGGAGCTGAGCAAGGCGCTTGGTGAAGGCCATGAGTCCAGCGAGGGGATGCCAGCGGCGCCCTCTACGCCGCAAAAGATCCTCTCCCCCACTGAGGACCATCCTGTAAACCAGCAGATGGAAGAGGGCGAGGCTGAGCAGCCTGCGACAGCTCCTGTCGCAATGGCGAAGGGCGCAGGCGCCGGTATGATTGAGTTGGCGCAATCCAGCGCACACGCAGATCCCTACGCGCGCCCAGGCTACCGCCCCGGAGCTACGCAGTTCGACGAGGCTGGCGATATCGCTATCGCGAAAGCTATGGAGCAGCATGGGCTCGCGCTGGGCGGGAACGACCCGGCAGTGGAGTACTCCGTGGTCAAAGGCGGTAACCAGTGCGGTGACTGCGGCTCGCAGTTCGCTAAGGCTGTGACGGTGTGCCCTGGGTGCGGCGTGAGCAGCGGGGTTGCTGTCGGCTCGGCGAGTACTGGTGTTGCGCTGAGCAAATCTGTCGCCTCGACGCTGCAGCCGCCTGTGGCTCAGCTGATTCAACTGATCGACTGAACCTATAGGGCGCGAACACTATGGGTTTTTGGGATGAGCTGCGAGGCGCAGCCTTGGACATTGGTGCCGACCTGGGCCGTAGGGCGCAGGCGGGCGTAAGCGCGTTCTCGCAGGCCGGTGTGATGCCGGATGACGTGTTTGCGTCAGACAATGGATACCCCGGAAGTGAGTATCCTCCGGACATCTCGAAGGCTGCGCCTGAACTGATTGATCAGGGGAAGACGCCGGAGGCGCCTGTCAAAGATCCAGAGTACCTGGGTTGGGATCCGTTCGCGATCGTTGAGCAGCTCGGGTATCGCGAGAAGCCTACCGCCGTTACGTACGGCACCTTGGACTCGATGTTCTGGCGGCTGCCAATCTTGGCAGCTATCAGGAAGACTAGGGTCGACCAAGTCGCGGCGTTTAGTCAGCCGCAGCGCCCCCCGCACGAGCCCGGCTTTCGTGTCCGTATGCGCGATATGCACCGGACGCCGACGCGCGCCGAGAAGAAGCGCACCCGTGAGCTAGAGAACCTCATGCTGACGACCGGTGTTACGGACGACCCACGATCACGTGAGTCCTTCGAGACGTTCTGCCGCAAGATTACGCATGACAGCATGACCTTTGACCAGGCGTGCTACGAGATAACGCCAGACCGGATGGGGCGGCCTGCGGCATGGTACGCCGTAGACGCCTCGACCATCCGTCTGGCGGATACGGCCGCGCTTAGGCCCTCGACGGACGTCAACTCTGTCTTCGCTGTGCAGGTCTACGACAACGTCATCATCAACGAGTACACGAAGCGCGAGATGGCGTTCTCGATCCGCAACCCTCGGTCGTCAATCCGGACGCACAACTACGGCACGTCTGAGGCGGAGATGATGATTAGCACCATCACGTATCTGCTTTGGGGCATGCAGTACAACGGCAACCAGTTCAGCCAGGGGACCGTGGCCAAGGGGCTGCTGAACCTCAAGGGCTCGATCCCTGAGCGGCAGCTGCGCGCGTTTCGGCGTCAGTGGTATCAGATGGTGTCTGGCGTCGAGAACGCCTTTCGGACTCCAATCCTCAACGCAGAGAACGTCGAGTGGATCGACCTGTACAAGTCGAACCGTGAGATGGAGTACTCCGCTTGGATCGACTTCCTCATCAAGATCGCCTGCGCCATCTTCGCGATGGACCCGATTGAGGTGAACTTCAAGTATGGCGGCTCTGGCCAGAAGGCCATGTTCGAGGCCGCCAACAAGGTGAAGATCGTCGAGTCGAAGGCTAAGGGCCTCGCGCCGCTGCTGCGGTTCTTGGAGCGCTCGATCAACGAGAACATCCTATGGCCGATCGACCCGAACTTCTGTTTGGAGTTCACCGGGTTGTCGCCGATGACGCCGAAGGAGCTGGCGGATCTGGAGACGATGAAGGTCCGGACGTACATGATGGTGGACGAGATTCGTGCGCAACACGATCTGCCCGCACTGCCTCACGGGCTTGGGCGCGTCATCAATGATCCGAACTGGATGCAGGCGCGCCGGGATGTGATGTTGCAACAGCAGGCGTCTGCTGCGGCAGCAGAGTATCAAGAGGAGCGCGATGCTGCGTCCGAGGACCAGACGGAGGACGCGCGGCGCGTAGCAGAAGCTGCGGCGGAAGCGGCGGGGCGTCCTACAGGTTCGGTAGACATGACGACCGGTAAGTCTGTAATGGGTGCTGCTGTTTCGTCCGCACCCGCACACGACAGCGAGCCTCTTGGTGGAGTCTTGCTGGTCGATGAGGAGTTTTGAGCATGCGCACCAAGATCAAAGCCAACATTGTCATCAGTGATGACACAGCAGGAAAGAACGTCCTGTTCGGCTACAACGACGACCTCGCAGAGGAGATCGCAGATAATTATCAGCGCTGCGTAAGCGGCAAGTTCTCTGTCGCAGCGCTTGGGTCGGAGAACCTGCCGCTCGGCGACGTGACGAGTGTACGTGGCATCTTGGTCATAGCTGATGACAACTTCAGCTACATCATGAACGGTGGCGCGGACACGATCACTTGCCAGCGCGCTGGGACTGCGACGACCTCGAAGTGCCGTGTCTTGCTGCAGGCGACCGTGTCACAGTTTGCTATCACCAACCCGAGTGCTACAGCTGCGCTTACTGGCACCTGGGTCGCTTGGGGCGACCTGACGGTCTAGCTGCGTAGGAGGTTGATGTGCGTGTGCGCGTGGAGGGGTCACCAGAGGAGTTCGCGGATAAGGCAGTGGACCTACTGTCTACTGTCGCGGCGAAAGTCAGCTTTCACCCGCTGGCGAAGGCGATTATCGCTAAGGCCGCCGAGGCTAAGCAACCGACCGGTCTCGACCGTGAGCGTACAACTGTAGGCCGGCACCTCCTTGAGCGTGTCTTGCAGCGCTACGATGTGATGTTCACCGGGCTGGCAGGTGACGTTGCAGCGTCTCTGGTGCGTCAGGGGTTGGCGAAAGCCGACGTTCCGGACCTTGAGTTCGCGCCTGCAGTCCCTGACGCGCAGCACTTGGCTACGGAGATCTCCTCAATCATCCAGCAACACCACAACAGGCTCGCGGACGAGTTGACCGGCGCAGGCAACGACGCCGACTCAGACTACTCTCCGATCACGATGGCTTACATGTTCGGGCTCTTGCTCGGCAACGCTAAGGACCGCGCGGCGGTTGAGCAGATGCCGCCAGAGAAGTTTGTTGAAGCAGCAGGCCCGATTGCGTTGCCTGTAGACGAGCAGCGCAAGGCTGAGGCGCTCGCCGTGGACGCGGCGCAGCGTGTGCGGCACTTCGGCTCAGAGCTGGCGACGGCGGCGACCGCCGCGATTACTGCTGGTGTGCTGGCAGGATCGAGTGACGCGATCAGTAAGCGCGTTATGGGCGTGCTCAAGCGTGGACGTGGGCGCTGGGGCCGCGTTGCTGCGACCGTCCTCCATGCTGCGCGAGATCGAGGCTCGGTGCGTAGGCATGCACAGGCGTCTAGCGCAGCGGAGCAGACCGCGTACGTGTATCGGCAGGCGCAGGCAGACGCGTGTATCTATTGCATTGCGCTCAATACGGGCCCAGACGGGATGCCTCGCATCTTCCGCCTCGAAGATCTTGAGGCTGCAGGGACCAACGCGGGGCGGACAAAAGCAGAGTGGCAAGCGGTGCTTGGCCCGATCCACCCGTTCTGCCGCTGCGCGACGCATCCAGTACCTGAGGGCCATGGGTTTGACGAGCACGGGGCACTTGTAGCTGGTGGCACGTTCGGCGCGCGCTACGAGTCGGAGGAAGAAGTCCTTCGAGCGCTCGCGCAGGAGAACTTGGACCTCAAGAAGTCGTGCTGCGATGCAGCGCACGTCGTTCCACAGCCAAGCGCCGCCGTGAAGCCTGCGCCGCCGGTCGGACCTGCGTTGATGCTGTCCAAAGGCGCGACGTCGCAAGACAACAAAGGTGGCCCCAATGTCTTCGGAGTCCCAGGCACGAGCGTGGTCAACACTCCCGTCTCCCCTTCCGGCGCTGCAGGGCCGAACCTCGCAGGCGGCGTGCCGTTGCCGAAACAACACTTGGTGGACGAGACCACTGCGCGTGACTGGATCCACGGAAACCAAAGAACGGACCGTGAGCTTGCGTTCGACCGCCGAGCGCTGGATGCGCGTAAGCGCGGGATTTATGAAGCCTTTGAGATGAAGCAGCTCGATGACGGGACGCATGCTGCACGAGGCATAGACGTACCGCCGGATGTTGACGTCGAAGGCATGTACGCCGACGTTGAGCACAACAAGGAAGCCATCGCAGCAGAGGCGGCGCGTAGGGACCCTGGGGACGATGTCATCAATAAGCCCGTCAGGCTAACCCTACACGCCGGTGGGCTCCCAGACGCGGTCAATGATCCTAATGCGCCTAGACCTGGCGACCCCCTGCCGCTCGGGAAGTCTGTTACCGTCAACAAGCGGCGGTTTGGTGAGGTGCAGTTGACACGTACAGCAGATGGGTTCCGTGTAAAAATGCCCGACGAGACGCATACGGCCTTCCCTTCTCTGTCCGCCGCCTGCGATCATGTCTGGGCTGTGGCCAAAGGTTTTCAAGATGCAGACGACTACAAGGCGCAGATGAAAGCGAAGAAGGTCCCATCAGGCGCAGGCTGGCGCTTCTGGGGCCTCAAGCCTCGCCGCGCCACCAAAGGGGCCGTAGCGTGAGCGCCGTAGGTCAGCTGGCTAACCTGTCTAATATCCGCTGCCCGAGCTGCGGCAACAAAGTGCTGCACAAGTCCAGTGATGGTCAGAACGCGGCCTTGCGCCCTGCTGGATTGGTGCGGTTCACGCACGCTGGCTGCGAGATGTCCTGCAACTTCTGTAAGAAGGCGCTCGCGCTACCGTTGAGACTCATCAAATCTGAGGGGCGCGCGACCGAGCGACTCCTGCTCAAGAAATAGCTGCGCGCAACGACGGCTTTATGCGTGTGGGCTTGACGCCAGCCTCCTTACAGTAGTACTTGTGCCTAGCGGGACCCCGGTCGGGCGTTTCGACCTTCGGGTCGGTCGAGCCAGTAAGGGGGTGGGAAGGAAGTCCACCCCATGCTGCTGGCAGCGACAGACGAGCTCTATAAAGCGCAGGTCGATAAGGACGGTGCCTTTCGGTACTTTGCGCCGTTGGGCCTATTTGAGAAGGCCGACGCGCCTGAAGGCCAACAGCGACGCATCTACGGAGTCGCGTCTACAGAGTCTAAGGACCAAGAAGATGAGACTGTGCTGCAGCGAGGACTCGACTGGCAGTACTTCCTGACCAAGGGTTGGTTCAACGATAATCACTCCCGCAAAACCGGCGGAGTGGTCGGTTACCCAGATCCTAAAGGCGTCCAGTTCTTCAAGAGAGGCGACCGACTCCCTAGTGGCGAAGTTGCCAAGGCCAACTGTCATTGGGCTGAGGGGTACTTGCTGGAAGGCGTTCCAGCAGCAGATGACATCTGGCGCATCGGGCAGGCTCTGCAGAAGGCCGGAGGCGAGCGCGGCCTCGGAATGTCCATCGAGGGTAAGGTCTTGCGTCGCGCCAATGGCGGTAAAACCATCGCCCGCGCGGCCGTGCGCCATGTGGCGATTACGCACTGCCCCGTCAACGCTGAGACTTCGCTAGGATTTCTCGCCAAGTCTCTCGTAGCTGCGGAGGCTGATGAGCCCAACGCGGAAGAGAAGGCCATCGACAGTGCTGACGAGGACGACAAGGCGCTGACAGCAGGATCACCTTCTGGGCAGGCGCTGCAACCCGAATCCTTAGAGCGGGAGATGCGTACGACAGCTGCGCCCTGCCGCTTGATTACGAAAGCCCAGGCCATCGACGTGGTGCTGCGGCGCTACCCGCACATCTCGTGCGCAACGGCAGGTCGCCTCGTCGATCTGCACCTACGAGGAGCCTTATGACCGAGAAGATGATGCCGTCGGAAGACGAAGAGAAGATGGATGAGACCAAGAAGGCCGCGAAGGCCAAAAAACCCGCGTTCCTGCGCGACGACAAGGGCGAAGACGAGGACGTCAAGATCGAGCGACCTGAGACCAAAAAGAGTCTCGACGTCGTTGCCGAGGATGACCTGCTCAAGTCCCTGAGCCGCATCGAAGAGACCATCCTCAAGGGTGAGACTCCCGAAGCGCGTAAGCAGGCGCTGTTGCAGAAGTCTCTTCAGGGAGACGCTTCGGCGGACGAGTCTGCTGAGCTGGCTGGGCTGCTCAAGGGTGAGACCCTTGAGCCGACCGCCGCCGATGAGGTGGCCAAAGCGGTCGAGCCGTCCACCGACGGTGATCTCCGCAAGTCACTCGACGTCTCCGGCGCGCTGTCTGAGATGTTCTCGGGCGTCAACGGTGCGTTGAGCACTGTCGCAGACCGTCTTGATAAGAGCAGCTCGCACCAGGGAGAGGTCAACCTCGTCCTGGCGAAGGGCCTGCACGACACCGGTTCGCTGGTTGTCCGCATGGCGCAGCTCGTCAAGTCCTTGGACGCAAAGCTGGACATGGCGCTCTCGCAGCCTGTGTCGCAGCGACGCTCCATTACGCAGCCTGGGGACGTTGTCCACAAGGCGCACGCTGGCGGCGAAGCAATCGAAGACCAAGTCCAGAAGGGCGACGTCATGGATCTTCTCACTGAGATGATGCTCAAGGCGCAGACTGATAAGGATGTGGAAAAAGCTGACCGGCTGAACCTGGCATGTGCCGGTGTTGAGCACACTGGTCGGGTGGACTCTCGAACCATGGCGGAGGTTGCGGCCTATCGTCGAAGCAAGATGGGCGTGGCCGCCGGTCGGTAGGCGCCACTAATCAAAGGAGAATGAGATAATGACTGCAGGTATGGTCAACTGGCGCGACTACGAAGGCATGGCAGGCTATGGCGGCTCCGTAGGTGCGGACGACATCAATGCCCTCAACAAAGCTCTTACGGCCGGGCACGAGATCAACGCGCCGGGTACGTTCACCGCAGGTGACGGTTTTGCCCTCCGCGTTGAGTCTCTTGAGCGGACGCTCAAGAACACGACTTTCCGGATGGAGCACATTCGGTTGTACAAGGCGATCCCGAAGATCGCAGCCTACAACAGCGTTGAGGAGTACAACCAAATTACCTCGTACGGAAACCGGAGCCTCGGCGGCTGGGTGAACGAAGGGGAGCTGCCGTCAGAGACGGACAGCACGTACACCCGGCAGTACGCCAAGGTGAAGTACCTCGGCACGACGCGGCGCGTGAGCCACGTCATGTCGCTGGTCAAGCCGGCGCACGGCAACGTCATCGCGCAGGAGACCATCTCCGGCACGATGTACCTGCTTGAGCAGATCGAGCGCGGCCTCTTTACCGCCGACTCGTCGCTGTCTCGCGCAGGTATTGACAGCTTCCAGTGGGATGGCTTCGAGAAGCTCATCACGGATGGCGATACTGCAGGTACGCACACCATCGACATGCGCGGTGCCCCGTTGACTGAGGACGCAGTCCTCGACGCGGCGCTGACTGTGTCGGACGCCCCGGCGTTCGGTCGGCCTACGCACCTGCACCTCAACCCCAAGGTTCACTCGGACCTCGGTAAGTCGTTCTTCCCGAAGGCGCGTTACGACGTGTTCTCGAAGACGGACGATGGTGTTGCCGGCATTACGCTCGGTGGCGTCACTACGCAGGCTGGTGTTGTGCGTCTTGAGCCCAACGTCTTCATCGACAACAGCGAGGCCCTTCCGGGCGCCGCTGTGGGCGACGGGGCGAAGATCCCGCTGACTCCAGCGGTTGCGGTGGCTCCGGCCAACGCAGCGCTCGTGGGTGCAGAGGTGTCCTACTGGAACACTGGCGCCGGCAAGCACGACGCGGGTGACTACTTCTGGCACATCGTGGCCGTGAACGCCTACGGGCAGTCCGCGCCGCGCGCCATGAATGTTGGTGCGCTCACGGTGACTGCTGGCACGAAGGTGACCATGCAGGTTCAGCCTGCGGTCAGCTCTCCTGCGGTGGATTACTACAAGGTCTTCCGAACCGAGCGCGGTGGCGCGACCGGTACGGCGGTCTTGATCGCGCGCATCGCCAACGACGTCGGTGCCCCGCACACGGGCCCGAAGACGTTCGAGGACTTCAACGAGAACCTGCCGAACACCTCCAAGGGGTACATGTTCCAGCAGGATCAGACCAACATGTCGCTGGCTCAGCTCGCGCCGTTGATCAAGATCCCGCTCGCGACGGTGGACTCCAGCATCCGCTGGATGATGCTCTATTATGGTGTTCCGAAGCTGTACACACCGCTTCACAACGTCATCCTCAAGAACATCGGTCGGGCCACTGACTTCGTAGGTGCGCCGTAGGCATAACCAGTCATGAGGGAGGGCGGCGCGAGCTGCCCTCCCTTTTGCTTGCCTAATTTGAAAGGAGCTTCACATGACTGCTGTATCAGGACTCGACCTTCAAAACTTCATTCCGCCGCTGAAAGACATCGGCATCAAGAACCTCGTCGGGACGACCCAGCGAGGGCTCAGCGTGCAATTCGCGCTGCACACCATCGCGGCTGGGCCTGCGTTGGCCTTGACGTTCAGCGGCCTTGGCCTGACTGACATGGCCGACGCGAACTACGCTGTCTACGCGTTCAACATGACCGCTGCAGCGCGTGATGGCGCGTGCGACGCAGCGTCGCGTGCAACGGACGGATTTACGCTGCTCGCAGGTAACGCGGCAGACGAGATTGGTATCGTCGTCGTCGGTCGTATTGCCGGTCAGCCCGAATCAACGGTCTAGCCCCACGGCGCCGTCCCGACTAGGATAGCCTGCAATGGTTTTCGGGGCGCGCGCTGGGGTCTTCTTCTATCGAGCGGCAACCACCCCCGCCTTCGCCCGCATTGACGTCCCTTTCGAGGCGACGCGACTCGTCATGACAAACGACGACGGCGCAGCGTCTGTGGAGTTCTCGTTCGACGGTGTCATCACGGCGGGGGTCGTACGACCTGGCGAGGTCCTAACGCTCGGCCAGCTATCCTACGACGTGGTTCACGTCCGTGATTTTGTAAGTGGGGCGCCGGCTGAGATGCGCCTATGGTCCCAGACGTAAGGCTGTTGAGGTTGCTGTACGTACAATAACGTGCGAGGGTTCGCGCGTGTCCGTGCAGAAACGTAGCTCTGGACGCCCTAAGGGTACGGGCACGTTTACAGATCGGTTAGAGGTTCGTCTCCGCGAGGGTGAGAAGGCTTCACTGGAGCAGGCGCGCCTGCGCGAAAACCAGCTGCGGTCACTGCAGTCACGTCTCGTATCTCTCTCCGCGTTTATTCGGCACAAGCTCGGACTGGAGCCTTGATGACTAGGAAACGACGGCTGCTCATACACGGCGACTCCGTCTGCAAGACCAGCGGCTTCGGGCACGTAGTCCGCACGCTGGTCTCGGCGCTCCCTGAATGGGACGTCGTGCAGATCGGACTCAACCACCCAGGGCCCACAGCAAAGCCACCGGCGGGCTATGAGCACGTGCGCGTCATCGACCCGCGCAGTGTAGATGATAAGCAGCTTGGATTCTCGGTGCTCAGAGAGTTGTACCTCGAAGAGGATTTCGACCTGTGCTTCATTATGCAGGACCTACACGTCGCTAAGGTGTGGGCTCCGAGCGTGCGCGCGATGCGGGACATGCGTAGGTTCCGCAACCGGCCGGCGTGCCCGTTGCTGTTCCACTTCCCTGTCGATGGCCCGATGCTCGCAGATCATGCGCTTATTGAGGCCGCAGACGCGTCGGTCGTCCCGACAGAGCATGCAAACGACTTACTGCTAGACCAAGGACTTATTGCCAGCCGGCTGCCTGTCATCCCACACGCGTTCGATCCAGCGTACGGGCCACAGGACCCGGAGCAGCGCGCAGAGCTGCGGGCACGCGTCTTCGGGCTGCTCGACCCGGACGCGCTGGCGGTCCTTTGGCTCGGCGTCAACTCGCCACGTAAAGATCCCTTCACGGCGCTGCAGGCCATCAAAGCTCTGTCCGGGCGTGTGCAGGCTAAGATTCACCTACACACCGCTGCGCGGTTCATGGGCATGGACGTATACCTTATGGCACGCGCTGCAGGACTCGACGGGCTGTCCTTTCAGGTGAGCGACTCCGCCATGCTTGGGCTGCCCGCTGCGAACGTCAACGACCTGTACGCCGCTGCGGATTGCCTGCTGTTTACGAGCCGCCGAGAGGGCGTCGGCATCCCGATGATCGAGGCCATGGCGACGAAGACGCCCGTCGTAGCGCCGAACTACGGGCCGTTTGCTGAGATTTTGGGCCACGGCAACCATGGCACGCTCGTCGCGCCGCCGGTTCTGTGCTGGC